AAAACAAGCTGGTAAAATGTATGCCACTACCGATGTGATGCCTCGACCAAAGCAAACCGCGTTGGGTACGAAAAAGGAGATCAAAGAGTGGACAGAAAACATTCCGGATCTTGACGATGTCTTTCAAATGAAGTCTTATGAACAACTCGAGAATATCATCAATGCATGGTTGAACGGAGATGACGTAGATGACAAGGAAGATGATGTGATCGCAACTTCTACAGTGAAAACAAACACATCGAAGACAAGTAAATCTAAAGAAGCAGAATCATTCGATAAGATTGACGATGCATTCGCAGATCTTGGTGGCGACCTTCCATTCTAATCTTATAGATTGTTGGTCATTCCACGGGGGAGAAACGTAAAGTTTCTCCCTTTTCTTTTGAACAATACGTTGGCTACCGAGTAAATTACTCACATAACCAAAGGAGGCTATAATGGCTAAGAAAAAGAAAACAACAAAGACTAAAGCATCGTCAGGTACCGGTGACTTTACGAGTTCATTGATTAGTGCCTTGAATAAAGAACATGGTTCTCGTGTAGCATATAATCTCGCAGTAGAAGATTCACCTACTCATGTCAATAGATGGATCAGTACAGGTTCTGATCAGTTGGACTATATCGTAGCAGGTCGACCTAATGGAGGTTTGCCAGAAGGTCGAATTGTGGAGATCTTCGGCCCACCGTCTATTGGTAAATCGCACATAGCGATTCAAGTATGTAAAGCTACACAAGAAAGCGGCGGGATCGTGGTGTACATCGATACTGAGAATGCAACGTCCGTAGAGAACCTTCAGCTACTCGGAGTCGATATAACCCAACGATTTGTTTATGTCGACACACACTGCACAGAAGAAGTGTTATCAATTGCTGAGAAGACCATACTTAGAGCGAAGGAACTTGATAAAGATGTTCCGATCACCATCATCTGGGATTCTGTGGCGGCAACTTCGCCCAAAGATGAACTCTTAGGTGATTACGATAAGATGACTATTGGCTTGAACGCTCGTGTTATTTCAAAAGGAATGAGAAAGATCACCGGCCTGATAGCGAATGAGAAAGTGCTTCTTATCTGCCTAAACCAAATACGAACAAAAATTGGAGTTATGTATGGAGATCCTACTACTACACCCGGAGGTAAGGCAATCCCTTTTCACTCATCTGTACGAATCAAACTGGACTCAGGCAAGCAAATCCTCGATAAACAAGGATCGCCCGTTGGTATCAAGGTTATTGCGAAGACTATTAAGAATAAAGTAGCTGCGCCATTCCGACGATGTGAGTTTGAGATTCACTTCGGCAAGGGTATCGTAGAACACGAATATGTATTCGATCTACTTCGTAAGTACTGTGCTGATAATGGACCAATCGACTATGACAAAGATCTTGCAGTAGAACTGTCAGGAACTGGTGCGTGGAAGACGATATGCATTATCAAGAAAGACACAGGCGAAATTATCGAAGAGAAAAAGTTCTACAAACCTGAGTTCAACACAATTTTCAAAAGCCCTCAGTGGAACACTTATTGCATGAAAGTATTCAATACGTGCTACGCAGAATACATGGGGCGAGCATTGGAAGATGCAGCGGACATCAATCCTGAGTCATACGAAGAAGTAAGACAGATTGCTATGGACATGTCTGCACCAGATGATGCATTCACAGATTTGTAATCCTTTGGTTAGGAAAAGGTTGTAAAACCTGAGGATACGATTGAGGTAAAAACTTTCGTATCCTCTTTTCATTTGTTGCCTTAATTGTATAATTAAGAACAACTAGGAAAGGAGAATATCATGAGAATCAGAATTAACCATCTTCGAGAAACAGTGAGAAGAATTATTCAAGAATCAGAATCAACTTCAGAGCGAATAGCCAGACAATTCTTTTCTAAGATGCAAGAGGAATGTGAAGAAAGAGGATTTGATTTCCGACCACATGTTGGACGAGCATCAGGCGCCAAGTGGTATAACGGATGTATTGCGAACACCCCAGAATTAGAAGGACATACTTTTGTATGTGATGGTGCAAATGAATATGGACTTGAATGTGTCGTATTTTTAAATCCGCAAAATCGGGTTTGCATCATGGTACCAAGCGAATACCCACCTCAGACACGAGAATATATTCTCTGTGAATGCGCAGGTGTATCCGATGCCGCCGCGTTTGCTGCAATGGGCCTGGATGATCCTAAGAGTTTGAAATTAGCAAAAGGACCTGATTGTATCGAACTTTTTCTATTGAATCAAAATTAATTATTGCCAGTTGTAAATTAATAGGGTGCATTAGTACAATACTAGTGTACCCTATTTTCATTTTCACACACAGGAGTCTTTATGACGACACGAGGTCCCGTACTACTCATCGATGCATACAACATATTCGCAAAGAATTATATTGTCAATCCATCACTATCCTCCAATGGCGAACCAATCGGTGGTGCCACTGGCTTTATCAAATCACTTGGTGTTCTTGCCGATACACATCGACCATCCGAAATCATTGTATGCTGGGAAGGCGGTGGAGCCAAACGAAGACGTGATCTCCTACCTACTTACAAAGCAGGTCGTAAACCACTTCGACTGAATCGATCAGAACTGTATAAGAAAGATCTAGATTCGCCAGAGAACTTTATGTGGCAGGTTGCGTTAGCATGTCGCATGCTCGAGCAACTTCCTATCAAACAAATGTATGTGGATGATTGTGAGGCCGACGATCTTATTGGTTGGTTCTGTAGGCATCGACTGCGAGAAGATGAGAGATCAATTGTCATTTGTTCAGCAGATCAAGACATGCATCAACTCCTTCGACCAGGCGTTATTCAATACAATGCAAAGAAGACAATTACTCACGAAGATGTCGTAGCCAAGTATGGTATCACTCCAGAAAATTTTGTAACAGCTCGTGCATTTATCGGAGATAAATCGGATCGTATCAATGGCATCAAAGGCGTTGGTTTCAAAACTCTTGCACGCAAATTCCCGCAACTTGGTGAAGAGACATTTGTTTCAATTGACGACATACTTACAGAATGCAAGTTAAGGAATAGTCAAAAGAAAATGAAATTATACGAATCGATCCTCGCCGAACCCGATACTGCCAAACTCAACTGGCGTCTCATGTATCTCGACATCAGTAATCTCAGTGCAGAACATGTAAAGCAGCTGAATTACCGTTATGATAATGCACAGGTAGGCCGGAATAAATTTCAGTTTATTAAGACAATGGTACAAGAAGGATTACACGTCCCTGGCCATATCAATGCTGACTTAGTCTGGCTTCGCTTATCATCAATAGAACAGGAGTAAAAATGTCAAACCTAGCAATCAAGGAGACTGGTCCCGCGTTGTTTCAACAATATGGGAAAGCTTTCCAAGAAAAGATCTTCCAAGGCCTCGCCATCGATAAAGATTGGGCACAACAGATGCATGAGGTGATGCGCCCTCATTATTTTGAACTTAAATACCTACAGTACCTGTGTGAAAAGTACTTCGAGTATTTCGATAACTATCGATGCTTTCCTACAATGCAGCTTCTTATCCAAATGGTTGGATCTGAATTGACTGGCGAAGGAAGCGACGGCATTCTTAGAAATCAAATAGTGCAATTCATTCATCGCATGAGAGGCAATCCTCACCCGGAGGATCTACCTTACGTCAAAGACAAGGCGCTTGACTTTTGTAAACGTCAAGCATTCAAGGATGCATTGACAACCGCAGTTGAATTAGTGCAAGGCGATAAATTCGAATCAGTCGTAGACTTGATGAAGAAAGCAGTATCTGTTGGCATGCCCCATTCTGTAGGTCACGACTTCTTCGAAGACATCGAAGCTCGTTTTCAAGAGATTCAAAGAATCACAACACCAACGGGTTTGGATTTCTTAGATGCAAAAGACATTCTTGACGGTGGCCTCGGCCGAGGTGAACTCGGAGTTGTCGTTGCGCCTACAGGTTGTGGTAAATCACATTGGCTCGTACAAGTCGGTGCCGCCGCACTTAAGCAAGGAAGAACCGTAGTTCATTACACATTCGAGTTGAGTGAAGTTTTGGTCGGTAAACGATATGATGCGAATCTTACGAATATATCGGTTAATGATCTTATTGAAAATAAAGATCGAGTTAAAGATTTTTACGAAGATAACGAAATGGGTAATCTTATCATCAAGTACTACCCCACAAGGACAGCATCCGTGAATACAATTAGGAATCATCTGGAGAAATTAAAATTTCGAGGACACATTCCTTCTTTGGTCATTATTGACTATGCAGATGTTATGAGGTCTACAAAAGCGTATGAAGCGTTAAGGCATGAACTTATGTTAATCTATGAAGAGCTACGACAACTAGCAGGTGACTTCAACGTACCTGTTTGGACAGCTTCTCAATCAAACCGTGCAGGTGCCAACGCAGATATGGTAGGTCTAGAAAATATGGGTGAGGCTTATGGAAAAGCTCAAGTAAGTGATTTCGTTCTTGGTCTCTCTCGGAAACCCGAAGAAAAAGATAAAGGTTATGGAAGGTTATTTGTTGCAAAGAATCGATCCGGTCGTGATGGAATGCAGTTCCATGTGAAGATAGATACCGCAAGATCTAAGTTCGCAAAGATGGACATGCAAGAAGTTGCAGACATGGATCCAAAGAATATTATGAAAAAGACTTGGAACCAAGTTCAAAAAGCAAAAAAGGAGTTAGACAATGAGTAAGTACACGTATGACGATGTGTTCGAGGCTTCTCTAGAGTATTTCGGTGGAGATTCTCTAGCAGCCTCTGTGTTTGCAGGAAAATATGCACTGCAAGATGAAGATGGGAATTATCTGGAATTAACGCCAGATGACATGCACAAACGATTGGCTTCAGAGTTCGCCAGAATCGAAACCAAATACCCTAATTCAATGGACCGTCAAGAAATCTATAATTTGTTCAAAGATTTCAAATACGTTGTACCGCAAGGTTCGCCTATGTCAGGCATTGGCAACGAAGCAAAAATCCAGTCTATATCCAATTGTTTTGTAATCGAAGCACCCGAAGACTCCTACGGTGGTATTTTGAAAACAGATCAAGAACAAGTCCAGATTATGAAGCGAAGAGGCGGCGTTGGGTTCGATATTTCCACAATAAGACCAAAAGGCATGTCTACTTCCAATGCAGCTGGAACCACCGATGGTATCGAAGTTTTCATGGATAGATTTTCAAACTCATGTCGAGAGGTTGCGCAAGGCGGCCGCCGTGGCGCATTGATGCTTTCAGTATCTGTTCACCACCCTCAAGTGATGGAGTTTATCAAAATTAAAAGAGACCTAACAAAAGTGACAGGTGCAAACATATCTGTGCGAGTTTCCGATGAGTTCATGAATGCTGTAAAGAATAACGAACCATACGAACAAAGATGGCCTGTTGATTCAGCTAATCCTGAGATCAAGAATACTGCTGATGCTATCGAAGTTTGGAATGAGCTGATTGAAGGTGCGCATGCATCAGCTGAACCAGGTGTTCTTTTCTGGGATACAGCTACACGAATGACACCGTCGGATGCGTATGCAGATCAGGGCTTTGGTTCTGTTTCAACAAACCCGTGTGGAGAGATTATTCTTTCTCCATACGATTCATGTCGCCTTATGTTAATGAATCTTACATCTTTCGTAGAGAACGCATGGACTGATAAAGCTTCTTTTGATTGGGGCAAGTTCCGTATTATGTCTAGAAAGGCACAGCGATTAATGGACGACATGATCGACATTGAAATCGAACAGATCGATAAGATCCTTACAAAAATTGACAATGATCCAGAGACCGATGAGACTAAATACTACGAACGCAATTTGTGGCACACGATAAGACAAGTGGCCGTCAATGGTAGAAGAACAGGATTAGGCGTCACAGGCCTTGGAGATGCGATTGCGATGCTAGGTCAAACCTATGGTGATAACGATTCAATCGAAACAGTTGAAGAGATCTATAAGTGGTTGTCACTTGCTTCCTACGAAGAGTCCATCCAACTTGCAAAGGAACGTGGAGCATTCCCAATCTTCGATGCATCAAAAGAAGAAGGGCATCCATTCATCAGTCGTGTTGTCAACGAACTAGTGGATCCTGTCCAAGCTGACTATAGACAATACGGCCGACGCAACATTGCGAATACAACAACAGCGCCTGCTGGTTCAGTTTCTTGTCTGACCCAAACTACGTCAGGAATCGAACCTGCTTTCATGCTATATTATAAACGTCGTAAGAAAGTGCAAAATGGCGAAGAAGTGATGTTCGTAGATGATCTCGGTGACGAATGGACAGAGTTCAACGTGTACCATCATAAGTTCAAAGAATGGATGGCTATGAATCACGTTTCCGACGAGGAAGTAGATACAGCTATCGAACACTCACCATATCATGGCGGTACTGCAAATGAAATCGACTGGCGCGCCAAAGTGAAACTTCAATCCGTTGCACAAAAGTGGATCTGTCATGCTATTTCGAACACAACGAACCTCCCCGCAGATATTGATGTTGAAACAGTGAAAGACATTTACATGCTTGGGTGGGAACTTGGCTGTAAAGGCGTAACTGTATATCGAGATGGTTCTCGTTCTGGAGTTCTCGTAGCGGCCGAAGAAAATAAAGAAGAAAAGTTTTCCGAAAGACACGCACCAAAAAGACCAGAAACATTAGCTTGCGACATATTTCATACCTCTGTAAAAGGCCAAAAATGGGTCGTGCTAGTCGGTCTTATGAATGGCAAGCCCTATGAAGTAATTGGTGGCGAAGCCGAGATGATCGAACTTCCAAGGAGAATAAAGAATGGCACCCTCACTAAGAGAGCGTTCAAAACGACTAATTCAAAATATGATCTTTCTATGGGTGACGGCGATGATAAGCTTAACATTAAGGATGTCGTCAGCGTCTTTGCCAATGCAAATTTTGCTGGCTACACTCGAACTATTAGTTTGGCTCTTCGTCATCGCGTGCCTGTCCAGTATCTTGTAGAACAGATGCAAAAAGACAAAGAGGCTGATCTGTTTTCGTTCTCTAAGGTGATTGCACGGTGTTTGAAGAATTATATCGTGGATGGTACAGAAGTTGACAAGACATGTACATCATGTGGAGCGGAAGGATCCCTTGTGTATCAAGAGGGATGTGTCACGTGTAAATCGTGTGGACATGGAAAATGCGGATAAACTGAAAAATAAATTATATTTTTACTCCTAACGGCGGCTCTTGCGAGTCGTCGTTTTTTGTAAAATCTACATAAATTGAGTATAGTACTAGTACAACACTACTACACAATAACTAACCAAAAGGAGCATACATGCATTGGACAACAAAAGTATCACCACTTATCAAGGACATCGAATTGAAACACTCTCCCGTTATGATTCGAGTAAACGATTTCACCGAGGAAGCTGCAGCTGATTTTGCTGCAAAGATGGGAGTAGCTCAAAACACTGGACAACCTGTCATTCCCGTGATTATCGACTCGTATGGTGGTCAAGTTTATTCTTTGATGTCCATGATTGCTGCAATTAAATCATCGAAAGTGCCTGTCGCAACTATCGTGGAAGGTAAGGCAATGTCATGCGGTGTTATTCTGGCTTCGTGTGGTGCGAAAGGAATGAGATATATCTCTGAAGATGCAACACTAATGATCCACGATGTAAGTTCAGGAGCATTTGGCAAGAACTCCGAGATCCAAGCGAGTGCAGATGAAACACGAAGATTGAATGATAAGATCTACGAGATTCTCGCACAAAACACAGGTAAACCGGCCAAGTGGTTTCACAAGAAGATCAACAAACGTGGTCGTGCTGATTGGTTTGTAGAACCATATCGAGCAATCGAGATTGGCATTAGCGACAAGATTGGAGTTCCTACCCTAGACATCAATGTGTCTGTTGATATAAAATTCGTAGAACCCGATACAAAACAAGCACCTTCTGTATAATTATGAAGGAGTTTATTTTGGAGAATGTCTATGGAACACATATTCCGACAATGGATCGGCATGCATCGTGCGATCATCGCATGGTTTCATGCTGCACATCATGTCACAAAAGGAACCGGTTTCGGTGGTGATCACGTTAATTTATATGGCGAGATCTATACCACTTTAGACGAAGATCTAGACGGCATCGTAGAAAAAGGAATAGGATTGACTGGTGATGAAACACTGGCCGATCCTGTTTCATCATTATCAATGGCGGCAGGTCTTCTTGCACAACAGCCTGCATCAGCGAATCAGGATGCAGAGACTATTGCGTGCAACGCCTTTGAGGTTATTAAATACTATGTCAAAGCGATCGAAGGTATTTACTCACAATTCGAAGCTTGTGGAATGTCTCTTGGGCTAGATGATCTGCTACAAGGCCTTGCGAATCAATACGAAACTTATGTTTATCTTCTACAGCAAAGAAGTAGAACGGTATCCTTGAATAAATCACCTATAGTCATGACTGTTATGGAGAACAAAAAGATGAAATTAACAAAACGACAATTAAAGAAAATCATTCGTGAAGAGTATTCACGTTTGAAAAGAAGAGGCCTTATTAAAGAATCAAACCAGAACAATCGCATGGCTGATTTGATTTTGGACGCTGTGGATGAAGGTATCGAATTTGACGACGCGGTGTTTATGGCATTTGAAGGACAAGAGCTGCCTTTGCCTGACATACGAGCTTTGAGAGAAATACTGCAAGTCGTTGAAGAAAAGTGGGGCCGAAGAGTTACAATGTACGACATTGGTGGTGCAATCGACGATTTCCTCGCTGATTACCACACTTATTAAGTGGACACATAATGAAGATAGCAGAGCCAAGCTTGAGAAAAATTATGTACTAATAGGATAATAGGAGTCCAAAATGAATAAAAGACAATTACGAAAGACATTAAACCGTGTATTAACAGAAGCGGCGACAGGGCCACGATTAACTAGATTATTGACAAGGCTTAAAGCAGATGTTGATCAAGGAAAAGCCGTCAGAAACGAATGGTGTGAATTTTGGGTTAATTTTTGTGACAATTGGTCAGATGAAGAAGGTATCCCAGAAGATTCATCTGACTGTTATCACTTGATCATGGAAGATCTTTTGAGCGCAGCTGACGCTTGGAAAAGAGAACAAGAGTTTGCAGGATCCCTTTGGGATGTAGCTCAATGTCTAGGCATGTGATTAAATGGCGGTAGATAAAGATTTCTATAACGAAGCAAGCGCATCGAAATTAGGATGGGAACCCTCTTGGTTCATTCCCGGCCACAAACTGTTCGATCGTAAACTACAAAATGCGATTCGAGCGTTTCAACGTGAGTATCGATTGACTGCTGACGGAATGTGCGGACCTACAACTTATCGTAGGCTTGTCGCTAAGATGGAAGCAGAACATCCTTTCGTAGGACCCGAATGGAACCCAAATGATTCAGATGTTCTTTGGTATAATGACCAACCCATTCGTATCGATTGGCCTGCGGACAAAGTACACACGTTCAAAGATGATGGTTTCCCGTATGCTATATCGAAAGGCCTCACACCGTATTCTAAGAAACGCACCATACGTTCTTTTGTGAACCATTGGGATGTGTGTTTGAATAGTGCATCATGTGCGAAGGTTCTTAAGAAACGAAACGTATCTGTTCACTTCTGTATTGACAATGATGGAACAATCATTCAGCTTCATGACATCAACGATGCTTGTTGGCATGCAGGAAATAGGAATGTCAATCATTCGTCTGTAGGCGTAGAGATAAGTAATGCATACTATCCAAAGTATCAATCTTGGTATAAACGAAATGTGGGCAAAGAACGGCCAATTATGGAAGGTGCGTTGGCACAGAACAAAGAGCTCGATCCTTTCACTTGGTTCTACCCCGAACAAATCGAAGCTCTCAAAGCTTTGTGGAAAGCTATTCACGAAGGTTGTGGTGTTCCTCTCGAAGCACCATCTGAACAATGGGCATACGATAAGGTCGCAGCTTCAGGAAAGTTCAAAGGTTTTATGAATCATTTCCACTGCTCAAAGAAGAAGATCGACTGTGGCGGCCTAGATATACAGGAACTCTTAGGAGAAATCAAATGAAATTATCAAAAAGACAATTAAAAAGAATTATCAGAGAAGAATATGCTAAGTTGAATCAAAATAATTTACTTAGTGAAAACGTCTGTTACGACGAAGATGCTATCTGGGATTGTATCGAAGATGATGGTGAAGCGTACGCACCTCGGCATGTTGCTGAAGAGTGGATGGATGGCCTTGCACCTCGAGATATGAGAAATATGACAATGGATACGAGAGTGACGATTATGCATGATGACCAAGGACAAGAATGCGAATGTGTCAAAATAACAGATAGATCTTTCCGAAGGTTCTAGATAACAAACTAATCAAACAATACATTCATAGTATAATGTCTCCATAGCAGGAGACTTATATGATTATTGATGTACCTGTATCTTTAGATACAAAGAAAATGGAAACGCCAAAGAAGCCACCGTTTAAGTATGCAGGCTCTAAAGCCCGAATGCTCAAGAAATATGAGTTATCGGGCTTTTTAGTGAATGAACCAAAAATGTTTGTCGACATGTTCGCAGGTTCTACCCAAGTTGCATACTGGATTAGACAACTATATCCAGACCTGCCGATTGTGATTAACGATTTAAACGACGAATTAAACCAGTTGTACCGCGTAATGATGAATCACACAGTCGAGTATCAAAAGTGGGGACGTAAGTTTCTACAACCATACCTTGAAATCACGCCTCCGCCGAAACCTCAGATCTCTCCGGAGCGTAAAGAATACTATTATGAGCTTCGGCAAAAGTATTGGGATCGTGATTTCCAAAATGAGGTTGAAGAAAGTGCATTGTTGATGTTTATGATGCGCATCAATTTCAATGGGTTCTGGGGTCAATCTAAAAAGTATCCCGGAAGATACGGAACATCTGCCGGTAATATGTGGTGGAAGAAACCGTGGTTCGATAAACTCGAAGTACAAGAACTAGATTTCATCGAGTTTTTGAAATCGTGTGTAATTACGAAAGAATCGTATGAAAATACAGCAAAATGGGTCGATAAAGGTGTATGGATGTACGCAGATCCACCTTACCGTCTATCAGCTGAAAATTATCGAGCCGCTGGCGAGTTTGATGATACGTGCCAAGAGCAGCTATGCGACTTTATGAAAGACGTGCACCGACTTGGTGGCTACGGAGCTCTTTCAAACCGAGAACACCACGATGGAGGAAAGATTGGATGGAAGATGGCGCCGGCGGGTCGTCAATGGACGAATGGTGGATGGTTTGGCGATAAATTCGATGATAATTGGACCATGCACATGTTTATGGGACATAAGTATACATCAGGGCGCAAAGATAAAGAAGGTTGCTTAGCGACGGAGATTTTAATTAAAAATTACTGAGGTATATACGATGAGAATTAAAGAAAGCCAATTAAGACGAATAATTCGTAAAACAATTAAAGAAAGCTTGGATGAAATAACCCCAGAACAGCAAGATTTGCTAGACAAAGAAGTCAATATACTTGGATCGTATCAAAGGCGACTTGCACAGAACCCTAAGTCATACAGCGACAAAGAATTTTTGATGAATATTTATCACATTCTACAAGCATTGGTTGAAGGACAGTATACAGTGGATGACTTCCAAAGCTGGGTAGGTAAAAGATGGCCCAATTATACGATCCCAATGTATCAATATTTATTGGATACAGTTTTTGAAGAAAAACCTTATTAGGCCTGTATAATTGACTTTCAGTGTGTATGATACTCTAAACAGGAGTAACAATGGAAGAAGATAAAGGAATTGAACTGTACGGTGACGGCATAGGCCATGTCGAATACGTAGAACATATGGGATCAGATCTTTCTATCGTAAATAGTGCGAGGGTGTCGTTTGGAAAACACAAAGATGAACTCGACGCCAAAGATAAGAAGCTTATCAAGTATCTAATTAAACATAGGCATACTTCTACGTTAGAGCATTGCATCGTGACCTTTCGTTTTAAGGTACCTCTGTTTATTCGTTCACAACATCACCGCCATCGTACTTGGAGCTACAATGAAATCTCAAGAAGATACACCGAAGAAAACCTACAATTCTACGAACCCAAAACCTTCCGTACCCAACATAAGTCTAACCGACAAGCTTCTAATGTTGATGAGCTCGATCCAATCATGGGTTACTTCGAAGATGGCGGACCCAATTATGCTAGCGCTGTGGTTAGAACTCATCATCGTCAGTCTGTTAGTCTATACAACGATTTGATGGACAAAGGCGTTTGCCGCGAACAAGCAAGAGGCGTTCTTCCACAAAATCTTTATACCGAGTATTACGGGACAGTGAATCTCAATAATTTAATTAAGTTTATTGAACTAAGAACACACGATGGTGCACAATGGGAGATTCAACAAGTTGCGAGAGGGTGTTTATCAATCGTAGAAAACCTTTGGCCAGTGGCAGTCTCATCGTATCGAGAAATACGAGGTTTATCTTAAAGTTTCACATACTTATTCAGTGAATGTTAATGTTAATTTAGAGTGGGTTCCAAAGCGCGCAATTTACGGAGACCTACGATGACCGGTGACAACAATGGATGGGGCGAATACTCCCGATTAGTATTAAAAGAATTAGAAACTTTGGCAAAAGGAATAGAGGGATTGAAAGTCCAAATTGGAGATCTTAAATCAGAGATCGCAGAACTAAAAGCCAAAGAAGACAAAGTGAAAGAGCTATCTGCATGGAAAGATAGAATTGACGAAGTTGCTTCACCAACGCAACTTAAAGAGATGCAAGACATGGTGAAGAAACATGAGCTATTCAAAACAAAGGCCATCACGATGTTTGCAGTTGTGCAAATTATGATGGCAGGATTAATGGGAATTTTGAAGTTCTTTCTATAGTGGCAACATAATTAGATCATGTGAGAATTGCAGGTGACACCATAATTAAATATCGTCCTATGCGATAGGACAACGCACCTCATCTGGCAGTTAGCAATCTCCCAACTTCTATTTTGTAAATCCTTCGAAACGTGAGTATATTTATATAACACACGGAGGAAATATGCCAGAAGGCCCAGAAGTCAAACGCACAGCAGAAGGTCTCGCTCGAGCGATGACCAATAAAACAATCACAAATGTAGAGATCCTAACTGGACGATATACTAAGGAAGCTCCAACAGGTATTGATGATTTCAAAGCATCGTTGCCTATCAAAGTCATAGGAGCAGGTTGTCATGGGAAGTTTATCTTTGCTCTTTGTACGAACGAAACGTATCTTTGGTCGACACTTGGAATGACAGGGTATTGGAACTCCGAAGGAGGGAAATACGAAAGGATTCGATTGGACTTTAGTGATGGATCGAAAGTGTATTTCAATGATATGCGTAACTTTGGTACTCTAAAGTTTGTAAAAGGAAAACACGAGATGCTAAAGAAGTTGAAAACACTTGGGCCTGACATGCTTGCGCAGGACGTTCCAGTACATGTGTTCAAAGAAGCTCTCATGAAACGACCTGATTGGTCCATCGCGAAAGCATTGATGAAACAATCTCTCGTTTGCGGCGTAGGGAACTATATCAAGGCTGATTCATTGTGGTTGGCGAAAATCTCACCAAAGAGAAAAGTAAAAGATATAAGTGATGTAGAGTTCGCCGATCTAAACGAAGCAATCAAAAGAGTAATGAGAACATCATACGAATCAGGTGGTGCAACGATCGCATCATATCAGTCGTTCGATGACCAACCCGGATCATACACGCAGAAGATGGTTGTCTACGGCCAGAAGCAAGATCCTGAAGGCAACGAAGTTATCAAAGAGAAGACAGATGATGGTCGATCAACGCACTGGGTGCCTGAGGTTCAAAAGTGAAAATAGGGTCTCGTGTAAGGCATGCACGATTAGGTGAAGGTACGATTTTGGCTTTTTGTAAGCATGGTGGAGTCCTGATAGATTATAGTGGCGACAAAGGTGTCTTGGTTCGAGTTTCTCATAGAGATACTCTGGAGGTAATTCATGAATAAAAGAGAAAGACAAGAATTAGAACACAAAATCGCATCTGTCGAAGAAACATTGCAACTTCTGAAACATCAGGAAAGTAATCTTCTAGAAGCTATGCGTCTACATCCTTACGACCATCACGATAAAAAAGTCAATCAATGGGTGAGAGAAATATTTATAGGATGCGATTATATCGTAAGACTAGAAGAATCATTGAAATTATTAAAACAATCACTACCACCCCGGAGGAAACGTGGCGGAAAGAAAAAAGACTGATAAGGATGGAGGATCAGGCGTAGATCTTCTCGACAAAGAGAAAGCAAAGAATAAGGTGAAGCCTCCAAAGAAGTACAAAGTAGTATATCATAACGATGATTATACCCCTATGGAACTCGTAGTGATCTCGTTAGTTGCGATCTTTCATCGATCAAACGTAGATGCTTTTAATATTATGATGCATGTCCACGAGAAGGGCAAAGGCATCGCACAAGGCGGGCTGTCCAAAGAGATAGCCGAAACAAAAACAAACCGTGTGGTACAATGGTTTAGAGAACAAGGTTACCCACTACTCGCAACATTCGAACCGGAGGAATAAATGAGCGATAAAACATTCAAATTCGATGACTCAGTCATCTCGACAATAGCAAAGACATTACAGCTTGCACTTCTTACAGGGACTGACGTGGTCGATAATTTAAGACAAATTGAAGTCACAGAAAACGAAGACGGAAAGTTGGAAATCACTCAAGCTTATAATTCACATTTTGAACATTGGGTTGCAAAAATGCTTGAAGAAATTGAAGCTCATCAAAATAGTGAGAACTTTACGCAAGAAGAATTTGAGAACGAAGAAAAAGTTAAAGGTTTATTCGAATAGATCGATATACTGTCTTGTGTGTCAAAGGCCAGTTAATACTGGCCTTTTTTAGCATGTATGTACAAAATCTTTCTGAAATGAATTAAATTAATAGTGTACCACTATTAAACAGGAGTCAAGATGACAGAATACGAAAAATTGCTCGACAAGATGCATTTCACGATTGGTTCGACACTTATGGACAATGATTTTTGCCGTAAGGGTCTCGGAGGAATAGAGCCTCAACCAGAATCCGAGATTCTACGATCAAATCGGAGAACGTATATGGAGCTTAAAGTAATGATGATGCGCTTGGAGCGAGCTTTGTATGGAGAAAAAAATTATGAGGAAGATGAAACAGAAATTTCCAATCGGGACACTCGTCCAAGCAACAATACCAAGAGTCGGAGAGAAACCATACGTGCTTCTCGGGTTGGTGATTTCTCATGTTAATTATACAGGCCTTACCGATAGTGAGGACAGGTGCGAAGTTTTCTTTGGTCCAAATCCCTGGATGCCTCACAAACACGTTGTCCCGTTACAGCCGGGTAGTCTTAAATCAGTTTCACGCGCATACACAAAGGAGGTTAGATGAGTGAGTACTACATACCCGTTCCTCTCGGACAAGCCATAAAACAATACACAGACCAAGAGCTAATCGAAGTGATCTCGACGACAGAGTTTCGTCTAGAGAAAAACAAATACGATGTGAACGAAGCAGCTCTGGTATTATACGACACAGCCAAAACAGAATGGTACGCTAGACACGGTGATAAGCCATGTCCACGAATCATCGCCCCACTAGAATTTATATTTGAAGGAGACATACATGCGGAAACGTTTTAAGAACAGAATCAAAGGAACAGTCAATGCTGTTGCGCTTGGGAGCGTATGCTGCCTCGCTATCTACGGGACACTTTTGCTTTGTACAGCCAAATCAATGTTGCGAATGCATACTACTAGAGTTGACTTATAGGAGAACCAATGAACAATTATGAATATAAAAGACACGTCGAAAGAAGCGAAGCATACAACAACATGAAGTGGTGGGGGACTTTCGGTTTGATAGTGATGCTAGTTTCGTATATTTTTGCTTTTGCTGCATATCAGTCATCAGTGCCGAACGCCGCGATTCTAGCGAATTTTCCATTGTTTGCTGCAAGATTAATGTTTATGATCTGTTGCGGATATTATGCACAATCAAAAGGACGCTCAGAATTATGGGGTCTTTGGGTTCTTTTCTTTGGCATGCTCGGGTTTATTCCTGCTTGGTTTCTAAAAACGAAACCATTAAATGACTAATTTGTAAAATAACTAAACACACAATACAATACTCAATGACCAAGGAGTAATTTATGAGTAGAACACCACAAAATTTCGTAGGACTTCACGCACACGACGGTTTCTCAACCTTCGATGGCTTGGACTATCCTCAAGATCATATCGACTTTGTAAGAGAGAACGGTATGAACGCATTGGCCATCACAAATCATGGCCACATGAACTCTTTCGCACATGCGTACCTTCACGTACAAAAACTAAACAAAGCAGGTGCGAACTTTAAGTTCATCCCAGGTTGTGAGATGTACGTCCATCCTGACCTACAAACATGGCAACTTCAATACGATCTTGCCAAAGCAACAAAGAAAGACGACAAAGTCGAAGTGATGCGAATCAAATCTTTATTAACTAATCTTAACACGCCTCTTTCCGCCTCCATTGGCGAAGCTGTTGATGACGATGATGCAGGCCTTACCGTAGAGAACGAAGAGGAAACAAAGTCTGGTAAGTTTTACGATCCAATCAAACGACGCCATCACCTTGTTGTCCTCCCGACTACATCGACAGGTCTTCAAAGATTGTTTCACCTTGTCTCTCGTGGCTATAACGAAGGTTTCTATCGCTTTCCTCGTGTAGACTATAAGATGCTACGAGAAGCGGCCGAAGGTGGTCACATCATCGTGTCCAGTGCATGTCTAGGTGGCCCGCTATCCTACGAAGTGTTTCGTCACTTCCAAGATAAAGGCTTCGATGACCTCGTTCCTGAATTATTGGATAATCCAGAAATCATGGAAAATGTGATGGAAAGCGTAGGGAACGGTTATCGTGACCTCGTCAATGCCGTAGGAGTCGATGGTGTTTTCTTAGAACTGCAATTCAATAAACTCAATGCACAACATCTCGTAAATCGTGCTCTTATCGAGTTTGCCAAACGCAACGGTCTAAACGATAAACTAATCGTAACATGTGATTCTCACTATTCACGTCCAGGCCACTGGAAAGAACGTGAGTTATACAAGAAGCTTGGTTGGCTTGGACATCAAAACTTTGATCCTTCGCAACTCCCGCAGTCAATCGAAGACCTCAAATGTGAGTTGTATCCAAAGAATGCAACACAGGTATGGGAATCATACAAAACTACCACTGTAAACTACGATTGGTACGACGATGACATCGTTTGTGACGCAATCGAAAGAACACATGAGATTGCATACGAAAGAATCGAAGACATTCATCCTGATACGAAGATGAAACTTCCATCGTACACAATTCCAAAAGGCAAGAGTGCGAACCAAGCGTTAATTGAAGCGGCCAAGAAAGGTCTCGTTGCCAAAGGTCTTCACACACAAGAAAAATATGTGACGCAACTTAAGCACGAATTGCGAATCATCTTCGAAAAAGAGTTTTCGGAATACTTCCTTACAACCAAGGCCATCATCGACCTTGCTAAGAAACACATGTTTGTTGGCCCAGGTCGTGGTTCTGGTGCAGGTTCTCTTGTGAACTATGTCCTTGGCATCACCGATGTAGACCCACTCAAATATGGCCTTCTATTCTCAAGGTTTATGGATCCTAATCGTTCCGACTATCCCGACATAGATACAGACATTGGTGACCGTGATAAGTTACTTCACCTTATGCGAGAACAATTTGGTAACGATAACATCGTGCCTATCTCAAACTATAATCGATTCCAACTTAAGTCGTTGGTGAAAGACATCTCTCGATTCTATGGCCTAGACTTCTCGTATGTGAATAAACACCTCGCACCTCTCGAATCAGATGTGAAGCAAGGTCTTCGTGCGAATGGCATCGAAACAAATGGTCCTGTCCAACCCACTCTCGAATGGGCGATGGAGTATTCACCATCGTTCCAACAACTTATCACTGAACATCCAGAGATTGCCGAACCTATCGGTGTTCTATTCAAACAGAACAAAGCACTTGGCCGGCATGCTGGTGGCGTGATTGTTTCAGAGAACATCGCAGAACGCATGCCTCTCATCAAAGCTCGTGGTGAATTACAGACTCCTTGGGTAGAAGGTGCATCTTACAAGCACCTCGAACACTTTGGATGGGTAAAGTTTGACTTGCTTGGCTTGGAAACTCTTCGTATCATCGAACGCACAATCGAACTTATTCTCAAAAGACACAAAGGTCGTAAGGAAGTGACATTCGGAATGATTAAACATTGGTTCGATGAGAACATGGGTAATGACGTGATTGATTGGAATGATCAATCAGTCTACAAAGTCTACGAAGAAGGTCGATGGGCTGGTATCTTCCAATGTACCAACAATGGTGCACAACGAATGTTCCAACGAGCCAAACCTCAATCTATTCTTGACATTGCGGCTCTTACGTCAATCTATCGCCCTGGTCCTCTCGCAATGGGTATCGATAGGAAGTACACCAAAGCGAAGGCAGATCCACAATCGATCACCTACGACCATCCTATTCTCGAGGAAATCTTATCGGAAACTTATGGTATGTTGGTATTCCAAGAACAAACGATGGCTATCGTAAATCGTCTTGGCCAAATACCCCTCGATGAATGCAATGCTATTCGTAAGATGATGAAGCCTCAACAATCCTCGGGTGATGCGAAGAAGAAAGCGAAAGCTCTCAAAGATCGTATTATGAAAGGTTTCAAAGCTAGTGGTCTTCGACACGACCAAGCCGACAATCTTTATTCTAACATCATGAAGTTTACCGCCTATTCTTTCAATAAGTCTCATGCGGTTGCCTATGCGATGGATTCGTATTACTGTGCATGGTTGATGACATACTACGAAGAAGAGTGGTTGTGTGCATACCTCGAATCTATGGAAAAGAATGCCGACAAACGAAATAAAGCATTCTCCGAGGTGAAAGCGCTTGGCTATGAAATCGTTCCAATCGACATCAACTATGCTACAGATTCATGGGCTATCCTCGAAGGTAAGAAGTTTATGCCATCGTTTGCATCGTGCAAAGGCATTGGTCAGGCCGCTATCGATGAAATCATCAAGTTTCGCAATAGACTCAAAGATAAGAAGTTCACTACGATAGAATCACTTCTTTTTGATTCACAAATGAACTGGAAAGTAAGTAAGTTCAACAAAAAAGCGATGGAATCGTTAATCCATATCAAAGCTTTCGAATCTATGAACATCGTAGGTCCCGGTAAGACATTCAATAACTACCATCACATGGAACAAGCTCTTATTCCGGGCTGGTCGAAATGGAAGAAGAAGCTTAAGTCAGATCCTTCTAAAGGATACAACGACATGCTCCTCTCTATCGCCGATACAGTCGATGCTCTTCCGTACAACCGAAAACAAATTATCGAGAACGAGATGAATCATCTTGGTTCCGTGAATATTGGAACAGTTATACCTCCTCGCTATGCTCGAGTATTCGAAGAGAAGAACTTCAAGCCTATAGACGAATATGAAGATCCTACAGATGCATACTGGTGGATTGTTGTGAAAGCCGTCAAGAAGAAAACCAAGACAGGCAAACACTATCTACGTCTACGAGTGATGGGGTCAAATGGCAAGCAAGAATGGATGAATTGTTGGGGCTGGAATGGTGAAGAACAAGTGTCACCATACACCGTGTGTGTTGGTATCGTATCTTCCAATCACTACGGAAAATCAACAAAATGGTCAAAGATGCGTATCTTCTTAGGATGATCGTGGTATAATACACAAAACAGGAGAGACTATGTCCGAATTAAACGAGGCCAAATGGGCCACGATGGTTCCTCTTATCGGAGGATCCGCCTTCGGTTGCCACAAGGCAACTGGTACGAAACCCTTATACAACATGAGTTACACACCCTTTGCAGCGAACGAATCGTTCTTCTATCGGCATTGGAATGAGATACCCGTATTCCTTATCGATGAAGGCAATGATCCGAAAGAATCGTTTCCTGAGCAACTTGATTTCGTAAACTCGGTGTGCCCGTGTGCAGGTTTATCACAATTGTCCACTGCGAAATCAGGTTCAGATGCGAGAGCCGCGCAGAACAAGTGGATGTTCGAATCTGCCGAGTATGTGTTAGGTCATGTGAAACCACGAGTGTTCTGGGGTGAGAACGCACCTGCGTTGTTTACGAACTCTGGAAAAGATGTGCGAGAAGGACTTCGTGAAATTGGAAACAAACACGGATACTCATTCTCGCTATACAAAACTAGTACATCTAAACACGGTGCGCCTCAACATCGAGATCGCACATTCTATTTCTTTTGGGATTCAGAATACGCACCAATCATGAACTGGTACGATAGACACATGCCGGAACTCGAAGACTTCTTGGATCAAATACCACAAGGCACCTCAGGATTAGACGAATATATTTCGAACAAGGACCCTAATGATTCTTTGGTAAGAAGCTTTGTGCACCAGAAAACAATGCTCAGTCATGAACAATTCATCAAGTCTGAAGGGAATACGAAGAAACCGAAACATTCGTATTGGAGATGGTTAGAGAAACACGATGCTATGAATGAATGTCTCGATTGGATCGCAGATAAGTACAGTAAAGACGAAAAAGATTACAAACGACTTCTCAATGCAAAGACAAAACTTGATTCTGGCAAGAACTATATGGTCCCAGGGCCGTTCTTCTTCGATAAGAAAGTGAATGCAATGGTCGGCCGGACAATTACGTCGACGTTACATCCAACTGAAGAAAGGTATCTTTCTGTTCGAGAGGTGATGCACTTGATGGGTATGCCGCATGATTTTGAGTTCTCCCCATCTGAGCCGGGTGCAGCGTTGAACATGCTAGCACAGAATGTACCTTCGTATACAGCAGCAGATATGACCACTGAAGTAATGAAGTATATTCGTGGTGATCTCGAATTGAGCGAACAATCATTCCTCATGCAAAATAATTTCAAACAGAAATTAATTTGAAAATATTCCTTGGTCGGAGTATAATGCTAGTGGGTAACCGCTAGCATTTTTTCATTTATGGAGTACACATGGACACATTCAAAGATCTTAATTCCGCCTTTTGCGAATCACTTGCGAAACTTAAGCGCAAAGGCTCAAACGTATCATCCCGCGGATCGAACCAAAGAGAGATGTT